AAAACTGGAGTAGTTCCACTGGCCCACCGGCCCTATGAAATTGTGTACAACGGTACTGTGCGTATTGGCCGGGATGATCGTTTTTGCGTATTGGCCGGGTATGATTGCAGTAGAGGCTGCCGCCCCCGTAGCCGTAATGCTACCTGTGTCCAGATAGGTCCGCTGGGTATAGATGTTGGTCACTCCGGCCATGCCTGCGGCATACAGGCGGCTGACGGCTGCCGTATCCATGGCCGCCCCGGCAGCCAGCGGGATATTGATGCCGCCATTGGCGTTGTGGGTTCCAGCGGTCGTCAATCCCCCAGCAAGTGTCATGTTGCCCGCCGCGTCCACCTGCGGGATGGCGGCAAGGGCCTGCTGGGCCGCAGTGGCAGCAGTGATCGCGGAAGTGGCGGAGGTTTCTGCATTGGTTTCCGCCGTTTTGATTCTGCCTTCCGCCTGGCCTATTTCCTCTTTGGCGGTTTCAGCCTGTTCGACAAGGGGCGTGATTGCCTCCATGGCTTCCGCCTGGACCGTCTGCACTGCCTGCACGGCTTCCGTCTTTGCCGTTTCCACGGCTGTGACAGCAGCGCCTTGTGCGCTGGCTACCTTGTCCGTGGCGGTTTTCTGCGCTCGCCCTACAGCAAGAACGGAATCAGCTTGCTTGGCTTGTATGACGGTAACGGCTTCCTCTTTGGCCGCGCTAATCGTCTGTTCCCCGTTGCTGACCGTCTGCGTAAAATCTGAAACAATCCCTTCCACAGCCGTCTTGGCGTCATTGGCGCTCCTGGCGTCACGGGCCGCATCAGCGGCGGACGTGCTGGCAGAGGCCGCTGAATTGCCAGCCGCCACCTTGGAGGCTTGAGCGGCGCCAGCATAGCCTTCCGCTTCCTTGGCTCGCTCTGCGGCGGTAGTGGCTGCTCCGGTTGCCGTCGTGGCTGCCTGACTCGCTGTTTCCGCATCCGTGCGGGTTTGTTTGGCAGCATTCAAGGCGTGTTCTGCAGAGATGGAGGCGAGGGTGCAGGAGTTCCATTCCAGACGGATTTGACGGGTGACGTCGCCTGGCAGGCGAATGGACAGAGTCCGGGACGCATAGGTTTTGGTGTTGTCGGCAAGCTTCCCAATAGATTTGATGACACCGATGTAACCGCTAATAAGGCGGTTCTGGTTTCCGGATTCCGAGACGGCAAAGATTTCATAGGGGTGGCGGCCTTCGGGGAGCCCGATGCAGGAAACGATGAGGACGTTGGCTTCTTCCGCTGCTGCGGATTTCTGGATGTCGAGTTCGACGGGTTCCGCCCTGCCTTCAAGATGGACGCGCCCGGTGAAAGTGACTCCGTCCAGAGATACGGGTTCCAAGGTGGATTCATCGCTAAACATCCAGCGCTGCGTCCATGGAATGTTTTCAATGGCTGACCAGTTTTCTGTGACACCGAGAAAGTCAAGCATGTGGTCTTGATAACACGCATCTGTTCCAGGTGGATAGTTTCATGGTGTTAAGTAGTCATCCGCTTAACACCGTGAAACTATCCGAACCACCCCCGGAGTTTTTATGATGGCTGCATGGCAATGACAGCTTTCAATGGTGGCGAGGTTTCCTCTTGGATGGCACGCAGAGTTGACATGGATGTTCTTTCCCGGGCTTGCGGCACACTGGTCAATTTTGATGTTTCTCAAATGGGGGGCGTTTCCCGACGCCGCGGGTTCAGGCGCGTAGCTGCCGCCCTGGAGGGCTCCGTCATCCTGCCTTATATCTATTCCACCGATGACCGTTACCTTGTCGAGGTGGCCCCTTCCTCGCTCCGCGTCTTGTCCGCTGACGGCGACGTGGTGGCTTCCCTTCCTTCCGTCTGGACGACGGCGGACGTTTCCACCTTGCGGCACAAGCAGGTCAACAGCATGCTGTTTCTGGCTTGTCCCTCCCACGAGCTCATGGTGCTCAAGCGGGATGATGACGGCGTGTTCTCCCTGGACCCCTACGAATTTAAGGCTCGCCCCTGGCGCTACGAGGAGTACAGGGATTTCCCGGTTCGGCTGACGCTGGATGACGGATGCTACAGGATTTCTTTCGGTGATCATTCCGAGGATTCCGATGCCGCCACCAACGAAGGGGACGTGATGCGCGTCCAGGTGACGGTGCCCCAGCAGACCGGGTACAGCACGGGGGCAGTCATCCGCCAGGGCTGGGTGATTGCCAAGGCGTTCACCACGGCCTCTTCTTACGCTGCCGGCAAGAAGCTGTGCGTGAATGAGGGCAGTTACTGGTCCTGGTGGACATGCGACAAGGATTTCAGCGGGGCCGTGGATTTTGTGGACGGTCTCACCTCTCCAGCGGATTATCCGGACCATTTCCACAAGGGGATTGCCTGCCATTCCAACACCATCACCTGCAAGGGGACCTGGACTTTTTATTGTTACAAGGAGTGGTACGGCACGTATGCCGTGGAGCGCCGCTACCCGGACGAGGGCTGGCAGTTGCTGGGCACGTCCAATTCCAAGGTAGGAGCCGCTTCCAACTTGCAACTCACCGGGGACGAGGCGGGCGAAGAATGCTACCTGCGCCTGATGCTTTACGAGTCCCAGCTTTCCAACGCCTCGGACCCCAGCCAGGGGTTCCCGGCAGATTCCTGCGGCAACAAGCTGGTTGTGGATGCCTACAAGAAAGACGTGGTGCTGCAACTGCGTTCCGGCGCCAGGCCGGACACAGTACAGCGGTTCACCATTCCCGCCACACCGACACTGCGGCATTACCTGACCAGTACGGCATCGTCCATCAAAGCAAGCCGTGTGTGGGTGGATAACGTGGAGATGACGGGAGCTTCCGCCATGCTGACGCTGGGCAAGGCCGGCATTGATGTGACGCCCAGGGGGATTCCCGCGGATGCCCTGGCCGACGGGCAAACAGTCAGGTTTGGATGGACGGTGCCCCAGCAGACTGGGCGCATTGCCCTGGATGCTCGCGGGATGCGGACAGTCTATCTTCCTGCAGGGGCAAAATTTGACGTGAACCTGGGGGCGGACATCTACAACAGGGGACGCGGCGCGGTGGTCAAGCTGACGGCTTATTCCGCTGCGGATGTGCAGTACACGACGTTGTGGGAGAGCAAGACAGATGTCTATACCACGTCTTCCAGCGGGTTTTATACATTTCGGATCACCCTCAATAACGGCAGCACCCTGGAGGCTGCCGAGTGCCAGGCCGAGCTTTCCGGCGTGGCTTCCGGCGTCGTCAAGCCGGAGGTCCAGGAGGATGCGCCCGCTCCGGCCTCCGTGTCCACCTGCGACGTGCTGCGCTTTTCGCTTCCCCTGGAGCCTACCGCCAAGGCTCATTTTTCCAAGGTCGGGATACCCTCCATCAAGGCGCTGGTGATGGATCAGGGCCGCTGGACGTTCCAAGGTTCTGTCCTCGTGGATGGAGATAACCTGGTCATCAAACCCAAGGGGCTGACGACGGACGATTTGGTCAAGGGCCAGTCTGTCCGCGTCGAGTGGGATGTGGCCGCCGAGAATTTTTCCATCGGAGCCAACCAGCAGACCGGCTCCCGATGGGTGACCCGATTCTTGCCGGCAGGGACGGTCGTCAATTTGAAAGGGTACATCTGGATGTACGCCGGCCAGCGCAACGAGCAGGCCGCCATGGTCGGGAAATATTTAAGTTGGACCCCCAACAGCGGTTCTCACAGCATTTCCACGCACACGACCCTTGCCGGTTCCTGGACGGTTCCGGAGGATGGCTTTTACCTGGTTTACCTCCCCTTTGTCAACGCGTTTTCCAGCGTCATCCAGTGGCCGGCGGCTTCCGCAGCGATTCCTGCTTGTGTAGGACACTTGGAGGGAGAGGTAACGGACTTGACGGCCTCCGCGGAGTATTCCTTGTGGGACAATGTGTCCACGATTCCGGAGGGCGTCCCCCCGTCCGGGGAGTCCCTGATGTGGAGTTTTGCCGCGTTCCGGGACGTCTACGGGTTCCCTTCTCTGGTGGATGTGTTCCAGCAGCGCCTGGTGCTGGCCGCCACGCAGGCCCAGCCGCAGACGGTGTGGTTGAGCAAGACCGATGACCTCAATAATTTCGAGGTGGGCAAACAGGATGATTCCGCGCTGGCTTTGACGCTTTCCACAACGACGCAGAACCGGATTTGCTGGCTGATGGCACAGTCCAGCCGGCTATTGCTGGGGACGGCAGATGCCGAGTGGGCTGTTTCCGGCGGCCAGGGCGTGATGACTCCCACCAACGCGCGGGCGGATAACCACGGGTTTGTGGGATCCTCCGACGTTCCGGCCATGATGGCGACTGACAAGGTGCTGTATATTGAGCGCGGTGGTGGCCGTGTGTACCAGTACGGGTACGATTACGAGAGTGACGGGTACGTTTCCCGTGACCTGACCGTGTTTGCCGACCACGTGCTGGCCGACGGCGGAGGGTGCCGGGATATTGCTTTCATCCGTAAGCCGGAGCCGCGGGCGGTGTTCGTGCGCCGGGATGGACAGCTTGCCCTGATGACTTACAACAGCATGCACCAGGTCAACGCCTGGCACCGGTACACGACGGACGGGACATTTGAGGGAGTGGCCGCCCTGCCCAACGGCGACAAGGCGGATTTGCTGTTTGCCCTGGTGGTGCGCGACGATGGGCGGTTCATCGAGGCGCTGGCTCCGGATAATGAGTTCCAGGACCCGGACGGCAGGGATTACCTGTCCACACTGGTGACTTGTTCATTGACTCCGCCCAGGGATGCGAGAAAGGGCCACGGGGCCCAGGTGATGATGTGCCTGCGCTCTGAAACTCCCGTGGAGGGAGTGATGGTGAGTTCCGATGGGGATGCCTGGTCCGAACTGGACAGGTACGGTCTGCTTCCTGCCGGATGGGATACCCTGGTATCTGACGGGGCGTGGGACTTTGACGTGCGCGGCGGTGTTCGGGTAACGGGCAACCGCGGGTTTGAGCTTCTGGCTTTGAGGTGGTGATATGGTGTTGACGCCCGAACAGTACGCGACGTTGCAGACGCTTCTTTCCAACCGGGAGTGGCGCCTGAACCACCTGTACTGGATCGTGAACAAGAGAGGGAGGCTGGAACGCTTCCGGCTCAACTGGGCGCAAGAGAAGTTGCACCGGGGGCTGCATTTCTACAACAACGTTCTCAAGGCACGGCAGCTCGGCATCTCCACCTATACCGCCATGTTGTTCCTGGACATGTGCATGTTCACTCCCAACTATACCGCGGGCATCGTGGACCGCACGGGTCCGGAGTCCAAGAAGAAGCTCGCCAAGATCAAGTTCGCCTTTGACCACCTTGACCATCTTCCTCAAAACCCCACGCAGGAGGATTTGGAGCTGGCCGCCATCGGGGGCGCGTTGAAGGAAGAAATGAAGGGCTGCTACATCGGAGCCACGGAAGCGCGGTTTCCGAACGGCTCCATGATTTACGCCGGAACCTCCCTGCGCGGCGGCACGCACCAGTTGATTCATATTTCCGAACTCGGCTATGTGGCAGCCCACGACCCGATGAAGGCAGAGGAAACCATCACCGGCACCCTCAATTCCATCGACCAGACCGGCGTCATTATTATGGAGTCCACCCACGAGGGCGGACGCTACGGCCTGAATTACCATTTGATTTCCGAGGCCATGGATATGATCGGCAAGCCGCTTTCCCCACTGGACCCGAAGTTCTGGTTTTTCTCCTGGGTGGAACAGCCGGAGTACCGTCTGAAAGGGTGGAAGTTTTCCGGGAATCCGGAGCTGGCCAAGTATTTCAAGAGTCTGGAAACAGAGTACAAGATTATGTTGGATGAAGAACAGAAAGCATGGTACGAGGCGAAGAGCCGCACGCAGAAGTCCAAGATGCGCCAGGAGTACCCGACGGTGCCGGACGAAGCCCTGAACCCGATTGCGGAAGGGACGATTTACGGCAGCCAAATCAATCACCTTCGGGAGATGGGGCGGCTGACGGCAGAGTTCGAGCCGGATCCGTACCGGCCTGTGTACGCCGTGTTTGACAAGGGGATGGCGGACTTTACCTCCGTCTGGTGGATTCAGCCGCGCCCGGACGGTTTGTTCGCGCTGCTGGATAATTACACGGCCAACGGCCAGGGGCTGGACCACTACATCGGGGAGATTCGCAAGAGGGAGGCCCTGTTCGGCAGGGTGAAGGATATTGTGCTTCCCCACGATGGGGTGAACCGGGATTACAACGGGGTGAAGTATTTTGAGAAGCTGGAACAGGCCGGGTATTCCACCATCCTGGTGAAGCGCACTTCCGACGTGTGGGCCAGCATCGACAGCACGCGGTCCCTGCTGCGGCATGCGGTGATTCATGCAAGGTGTTCCCAAAACACGATGCTGCCGGACATGAAGGAAGGGTATATTTCCGGCGTAGACGCCCTGGCAAATTACAAGATGGCCCCGCCCGGCAAGAACGGCACGGTCCGAAACGAGCCGCTGCATGATGTTTGTTCCCACGCCTGCGATTCCCTCCGCACCTTCGCGGATGCCTGGGCCGCCGGCCTGATTGCCAAAGAAACCGGGTGGAGGTATGAAGAGGACGACGAGGACAGACGGGGGGGACCGTATTCCGGGTTGGTGAAGGGTGCAGAAAGTCTCTACGTATAGCAATCCAAAATGATATTTTATGAAGCTAAAGCGTTATATAATACGTCATACGGTTGACACCGCTAATCAGGGTGGTATTGTTCATAAAAATGAATGCGGTCAGAAACATCTCCGTCAAAGAACGTTTGGAGAGATTGCAGCGTGATTTAAAAGAGGCACGTTGCAAGGCGGTCAGTACTGTTTCCCGTGGAAATGTTTGTCTTCTTCAAGGAAACTTTGTTACGCAAGAAGAGCTGAAGAAGCGCCGTTCCCATGCAGCGGCTTTTCTTAAAAAGATGCGCTAATAACCATGCGTTCCAGTAAAGAACTTGCGGAGCTTTTGTTTTCCGAATTTGCCAAAGCTGAAAAGGCAGTCAAGGATTACGAGCATTTAACAGCAGAGCTTCCAGTTCCTTCCGTGAATGAATTGCGGTATGCGGGATGCCATGCCATACAAGCGATCAAACATGGAATTGATGAAAGCAATGAATGTCAGGAGTTGCTTGATCGAGCCATACGGCATTCCAAAAGAGCTTATTACGATGTCTTAGAGTACGATGTCATGTTGATGACTAAGAAGGTCGAAGCGTATCAGAGGTTCTATGAGGGCTATGAACGTTTAGCAGCTTCCATTATTCCTCATTATTGTGACCATATTGCTAAATTAAATGCTTTAGGGGAAATACTCGGAAGTGCTCATGAACTGGATAAAGAGTCCCCAGATTATGTGAAGAGCTGTCAGGAGCATATTCAAGTCATGCGTAATTTTATCAACGATTTTTTGGCTGCACAAAAACCTCTTTTTTCAGCGATTAAGCATGATCAACAAGGTATACGCCTTACTTGGATTTTATGGGTATTAGGTTTCGTGATTAGCTATATCCTTGGCCGCTTTTCAGGTTAATTTTCACTATTAAAAAGCCCGCCCGGCTTTCACCGGACGGGATGATTCATGCAATAACCAACTGGAGAGATGGAGGGTTAAGCTGTTGCTTCTTTGCAGGGCAGAACAAAGACGGTCTTGTTGTCCAGGCGCGTTGCGCCCATGGCAGCCTTGACCGTGATTTGTTCCCGGACGTCCACGTATTCCGGCCTGGGCTCGATGCGGAAGGAGGCGTCTTTCCACACGCCGAATTTGACGCGGCTCTTGAGCCAGGCGGCACAGAGGCGGTTTCCGTCGGCATCCACAGGCAGCATGTTGGTGACAAAGAACGTGCACTTGAGGAATTTATTGACTTCGCCGGTCGTAAGGGAAGAGAAGCCATAGTCCTTGTTCTGCGCCTGTTCCCACAGGATCATGTCCATTTCCTGGGTGGGGGAGATGGCTACGACGATTTCGTTCATCATGTCGCGGGAAACGTTCATTGCCCGGTAGCGGCGCCGCAGTTCGGCGATTTTGTCGATGAGCATGCCGGCGGGAGTTTTGGCGCCTTTCGCAGCGTAGTCCACCGGGATGACCTGGGAGGAGCCGGCGGAAAGGTCCAGCGTTTCCAGTTCATCCCCGTTTTCCCCGACGTAGTTCGGGGCGAAGATGCCGCCGCAAACGCCATCTGCCTGCGTTCTGATTTCAAAGGCGCCGGATTTGCGGCCAACGCCCAGGATGACTTCATCGAAGGTGCGCTGGACGCCCTTGCGCTGTTCGCCCATGACGTCGGATGCAGCAAGGTCCAGGGTGTCCATGTCCATCTTGTCATCTTCCGAGAGCGGGATGGAGCTGTAGAATTTGCGCTTCTTGAGATGACGCTCCCCAAAGTCCAGTTCATCCCATTCGAGCTTGACCTTACGCCCCGTGTATTCCCGGATGTCCGTTTTGCCGTGGAACGGCAGGGAGACGGATTTGCCGGAGCAGTTGGGGTGCAGCGTCACGTAGGGCTTGACCAGGGACGTGTCCTGCTGGATTTGCGTGTTCCATTTGGTTTCGTATTTGGTACGAAACATTTTGGTGATATCGGATGTGAGTTCCATATCACCCCTTATGGCATAGGAGACAGAGAGGGGCTGATGCTCGTCCTGTTAATTTCACTGCTCATGATGTTAAGCGGATGGTTTGTGTTAACACCGTGAAACTATCGAACCGCGTGTGGAACTCCTATGATGGGGCGCATGGACAAGGTGACGTTTTTCCAGCAGGCGCTTCAAACCCTTGGAGACCGTGAGTATAAAAGGGGTACTCCGACGGGAGCGTGCTGCGATTTGTGGTTCCCGACGGTGATGCACGAAGCTTTGAATTACGGAGCATGGAGTTTTGCAACCCGCTCTGTTGATTTATCCGCGGAGGAGGACGGAACGTTCCTGCTGCCGGAAGACTGCCTGCGCCCCTTGAAGGTGGATGCCATGCGCTTCCGCATCGACGGGCGCCGGGTGATTGTAGAGCAGTCCTGGACAAGCCGCGGTGACAAGGCGCTTTTCCTGCGTTACGTTTCCAATGCTCTGGCGAAGGCGGAACGGCTGCCGGAGGACCAGCCCTTGTTCGTCCGCGGGGTGACGCTGCTCCTTGCTGCCCGCATAGCGGTAAAGATCACAGGGGACCAGCAGCTTGCCCTGGCCCTGGATCAGATGGCTTCCGCCACGCTGGCCGATGCCCTGCACAAGGACGCCCTGGCCCAGTACAGCAATGACCAGCACCCGCTGGCCGGCATTTTGAATTCTTCCATCATAGGGTAGTTATGGGACAGACAATAGGCAATTTCGCGGCTGCTTCCAATTACCGGGCACAGGCTTCCGTAGCCCGCGCTCAGGGGAGGGCCCAGCAGACGTTTTTCAATAAGAAGGCGGATAATCTGGAAGCGGAGGCCGTTTCCGATTCCCACCTTGCCGCCCTGAATGCGGGGCGGATGCGCCAGAACCAGAGTGCGGCCATGGGAACCGCCCGGGCGCAGCGCGGCGCTTCCGGCCTGACATCCGAGGGTTCCGGGCAGCAGGCGGAGATCGCCATGGCGGATGTGTTTGAAAACGCCATTGGAGACATGGCTCTTTCAAATGCGATCAGTGATTCCAACAAGCGGTATGCCGCGGAGGTTTCCCGCTACCAGGGAGGGCTTGCCATGCAGCAGGCCAATGCCGCCGCTTCCCAGTACGGCAGCCTTGCCCGGAATGCGACCACTGCGGGATTGGTTCAGGGTATCGGTTCCGTGGGCGCCGGGGCCCTGGGTTACACGCTGGGTTATCAGCAGACCAATCCCGTCACAGGCAAGACGCATACTCTTTCCGGGTGGAAGGGAGCGCAGGCTGCCTATAACAGCGCCTATGACCTTTCCGGAACGGGGTTGTCCTGGATGCCCGGAACCCTTAACAGCGGCTCCCAAAATAGCGGAGCGCATTTGTTTGATTTCCTTTCCTCCATTTTCCCCTCCAAGCCATGAGACATTGCCCCACCGAAGCCTACACCTACCTCGAAGAACGGGAGCCCGGCCTTTACAACCGGCTTGTCCGCACCACGCTTGAATGCAACGGCATCGTCCATGCCGCTCCGGATTGCTTTTGTCTGGCGGTTCCCGCGCCGGATGACCCGCGTACCGTCGTCATTCTGTTCCAATGCTCGGAACTCCCTGCCCTTTGGAAACTGGCGAAGATGTACCGCCACCGTTTCGACAAGGTTCGCTTCCGGCGGGATTTCAAGAACCGCTACCCGGAACGCACCGTCCACATTGCCCGCTTCATGCGGAAGGCCAGACTGGCCGCCATTGCCTCAAAGAACTCTTAACTATTCACTTTTATGCCTGAACAACCCATGTACAGCGGCGCCCGCACCCAGCTTGGAGACGGCGCTTCCCCTTTTGCCATCCCCAATATTGGAATTGACGCTTCGCAGAAGGCTATCCAGCGTGGAGCTTTTGCCCTGGATGAAACCGTAAAGCAGTATTTCAAGATTCAGGATTTCGGGGAGGAGCAACGCCTTGAATCCGAGGTAAGGGGATTGCAGAGCAAGTTCGACGTGGAGTTCCAGCGGCGGGCATCCCTGGCTCCCGGCTCGTCTTCGCAGGCGTTGTATGATTCCGACGGCACCTTGCGTGAGAGCGTGCTGCAGGACCTATCCGATGAGTACGCGGGAAAGATTGGAGAGCTGCGGGGCGGCTTTGTGCTGCCGGAAAGCCGCATGAAGTACGATGCCATGCGCCAGCGGGTAGGTGATAGTTTTCTGCACAGCGCATACCAGAAAGCCGCCCTGCTGGGAATTCAGCGCACCAGGCAGGCTTTTGATGAAGGATTGAAAGGTGATTTGCTGCGGGAGGATTATGCTGGCGCGAGCCGCCGTGCTCGGGAGGCTGCTCAGGCAGGTGTGATTTCCCCGCAGAAGGCGGAAAATTTAGAGTATGGGTTTCATCAAGATGAATTGATAAAGCAAGCCCAACGCCTGATGAGGAAAGACCCTTCCGAGCTGGCTTTCCAGATGGACGAAGGGTTGTGGAATGGGTTAAATGAAAAGAACTTATTTAAGGTTCAGACCGGGCTGGAACGCATGCTGCGGGACAAGGCCGAGCAACTTCCTTACACGGATTCCGAGTTGAAGGCTATCCAGGAAGGCAGGACGGTTGCGCCGAAGTATGCCGACCTTCCGGGGGATACGGAGAAGATGCGTGTCTGGAGGCAGGCCAAACGCGAAGGAAAGCTTTATCTGTACAAGGACGATATTGATGCGGAGTTCCGGAAGGAAATTGCCAATGGCCCCGTGTTCGATTCCCAGACCAAGTATGAAACCTGGAAGAAGGAGATGGTCAAGGATTGGAGCGATGAGAAAACCGGCTTCGGCCTGACTCCCGATGAAGTGGAACTTGCGTGTGATCATCACATTGCGAATATGGTGAGTGCAGGTTCCGGGAATTCTTTTAACGCTGCCAAGCTTTTTGACTACCTTGGCTATCAGCAGGTGGTCCCCCTGTTTTATGAAAAGTGGAGGAAGAAGGCCGAGACAGGCTACTTGACTTCCAACCGCAGAGCCTTGGCAGAAGGCGCGGCCGTGAGTGAGATGGAAGCCGCGATGGAGCGCGTCAAAAGTAATGCGCTGAAGGCTTACCTTTCCTGGGAGAGAGACCATGGGAACAAGTCCCGCGACGAGAAGTTCATGAAAGCTTCCGAGCTGCTGACCATGTTCGCCAATAACGAGAAAACGTCTTTTGACAATAAGACGTTTGAAACGAACAGCATCAAAAAAGAAGCCATTTATGCGTCCGTCTATGGGAACCTTGACGAGTACACCAACGATTCCGGTAAGGCAGTCCTGGACGAGCAGAAGAAGCGCCACCAGGAATACCGGGAAGAGAGAGCGGAGAGCGCTAAAAAAGCTACGCAGCAGCGCACCGTCGATCAGGCGAAGTTCATGCCTGTAGAGGTAGACAACGTGATCAACGTATCTGAACGAGAACCAGGCATTTATCTGGACAGGAAAACCTTTGAACAAGTCGTCAAGGCTCACGGGGACGCCCCGGTGGTCCTAGCCACCATTCCGGAACGCGGCAGCAGACGTGCGGCTGCCAAGCTGCCCATCCTGGGATGGCACGAGGGAGAGGGAACGATGCTGACCAGCGGAGCGCGTGTGCGCCTGTTGGGCCGCATCCGGAATGTCAATTCCCTGCAATTGAAGTTTTTAAAGAGTTCGGAGAGCAAAACGCTGGAGGACAGCAAGATGAAGGAATTTACCGAGAAGAAGAGACGTAAGCTCCGCGATGCGGATGCGCCGCCTGACGATTTCGGCCTTGTCCCGGACAATGGAATAGAGACCGCCCAGCCTGTGAGCGGGACTTATTTAAATGGGGAACTGACCATGCTTCCCCCGCTTTAACCTTTTTACACAACCTGACAATGAATTTTGAAGAGTATTTCCAGAGAATCGGACAGGCGGAGCAGTCCGTCAATGAATTGAACCAGCCTGCCGGAGAAAGTATTGCTTCCTCCTTGCCGGATTACATGCCGGGAATAGAGACGACCGCCCAAGAACATGCTCCGGGGTGGATGCGTCCCGCCCTGAATGCGGTGCGCCCCGAATGGGAAGAGAAGCGCAACCTCTGGGAAGAGCTGGGGGCCGCCGCCCTGTACGGAGATTTCTTGAAGACCGGGCAGCAGGGCGAGCTTGATGCGCGGGTCCAAGAGGTGATAGACAAAAACAAGGTTTTCCGGGATTTCATGGAGGAAGGGGACAAGCCCCTTTCCCGCATGTACATGGGCCGGGAGGTGATGAGAGCGTTGTACGGTTCTCGCTTCCGTGACGTGCCGGAGATGTATTTCCATTCCCGCGGTGAGCAGATGCCGGAGAACGGCAGGAAGTCCCTCAACGATGGGTATGCCGCCGTATGGGATGATTTTTCCGGCAAGACACGCAAGAGGTATGCTGATTATCAACAGAAGAAGGCAGAGTTCCAGCGCGGCTTGGAAGAGTTCGGCCGGGAGTTGGAAACGGCGTTGCCGGAAGCCGTCCTTCAGGGGAAGGCTCTTTCCCCCGACATGATGGAAAAGGCGACGCGCTACGGGCAGGCGGAGAGGGTGACGGCCAGCCTGCAACGGGCCCGTGCAGCCGTTGACCTGCTGCGCGGTGTGAACCGCGGCGGAGTCTCCCATGGGAACCATGAAGGGGCTGTCAAGGCAGAGACTGAACGGATTCTCCAGAAGGAGAATCAGAACGACAAGCCGAAAACGGAAGAGGAAGCCGAGCAGCAGGCGCGGGCCAACCTCGGCAACAGCTACGAAGTCACGCGGGAATTCATCTCCCATTTGGTCAGCGTCCTTTCCGACGCGGACGGACAACTGGACGAGGGGGCCTTGGGCGCCATGATGCTGGCCCTCGACGCGGACGCGCAGGGGCAACAGACGATTGACACCAGGTTTGTGCGCAACATGGGAGAGGCCCTGAAACGCTGGTGGACGAATAGTGACGACTTCCTGCGGAGGTATACCGGGAAGGACCCATTTAATGAATTCCTTGATGTACGGAACGCTTTGACGAGCGGGGAGCCCTTTACTCTGGATGAATATTTAAACAAGAAGCAGCAGGAGGAAGATACCCACCAAAGACTGTACGAGGACCCACGCGTGGAAAAGTTGAAGGCCGCCTTGTCTCGGCTTGAGGACACGCGGTTGAGCGCGGCGGACAAAGCCGGGTTCCTGGCCGGTTCTCTCACGGAACTGGGAACCATCACCGGTGACAGCGCCCCGGCCGTTCTGGCTGGTTTTGTCAGCGGAGGTTTATCCATTGCCGCCTTCGCTCCTGCTTCCATGAACCGGAGTATTGCCCAGGCCCATGCGGAAGGCAGGCAGAACGCCGAGCTTTACGGGTTGATTACGGGCGGATTTGACGCCCTGGCAGAAGGCAGCTTCGGCGTTGCTGTGCGCAAGGTTCCCTTTGTTGGAAAGCTGATGGACAAGGCCGCCATGGGGCTGATTGGCAAGCCCGTGGTGGGCAAGGCGGCCGCGGCCGTGCAGAGCAACTGGTTCCTTCGCTATCTGGGTGATCGCGTGGTGGCGGAAAGCTTTGGCGAACTCGTCGGCGAAGAGGTGATCAGCCAGACGGGCAGCTACCTGACGATTCAGGGGCTGCGTGGTCTTGGCGTGAACATGGATGCCCCGGAGTGGAAGCCTTTTTCAACTGCCTGGGAAAACATCCAAGACGAGCGGCAGAGCGCGGCTACCGTGGCGTATTGCGCGGCCCTGGGCCTGATGGGCCTGTCTGCCGATACGCGGGCAGCCAGGGAGTTTTCCCGGAGCCGTGAAAACCTGATGACCGTCGGACTGACTCCGGAGACCGCCACCCGTTTGGCGGCCATGACGGAGGACGCCATGAACCAGGCAGCCCTCTTGCAAGCCGGCGGAGACCTCAATGCCTCCAAGCTGCGGGAGCTGGACGATAAGCTACAGACAGAATACCGGGATGCCTACCAGAAGGAAGTGGTCAATGAAGATCCGGTGAAGCTGCGGGACCGGTTGAAGAAGAATCATGACCTGTTCATGTCCGATGTGGAGGCGCAGGTTTCCCTGAAGGAAGGCGTCCTGAAGGCGGCCCTGCGAGAACAGGGCGTGCTGGACATAGAAGAAAGCCTGACGGGCAAGAATGTCGTGACCGTGGAGGACACCGAGCAGGCGGAGAAGGACCGAGCCTCCTGGAAGGACGGACAGATACCGGAAGGCTACGAAACGCCCGTCAAGAAAGTGGAATGGACGGACGAACAACTGGCGGCCTATTCCCAGTACGCGATCGGCAATGAAGGCTTAAAGCGGATGAAAGCCATCCGGTCCGCCGCCCTGAACCTGGACATGGCCGCGAAGGTCGATGAAAAGGATTACGCCAAGACACTGCCGCTGACGGAGAGCGCGGTTCCAGTGGCCGCCGAGCTGGCCCGAAGCAAGGGAGCGATTACCATTGACGCGCTGCGGGCCATGTCCGAGGCCGCGGCCAAGGAGGGAGAAGCTGGCCGCAACGTACTGCCCGGCGTCAGCAATGCAGCCGTGGGCACCATGGAGGAAAGTTTTGTGAAACGCTTGCAGTGGGAGGCCCGCAGCGGAAATACGGCTGCCGCTTCCCGGATGTTGGCAGGCGAAGGCGGGGCGGCCGCCATCCGGCTGACGGCCGGCGAGGGACCGGCCAGCCGCATCTTGTACAATCCCGGCCACACCTTTTCCACCAATCTGGTGGAGGACGTGGTGGAAAGCATGCTGGTGGACAAGATGCGGAAGGAGGGAGGCATGGACAACCAGGGCGCCCTGACGGATGCCGGCAAGGAATGGCTGGCTGCCATGCACCGGGACATGCAGACGGTTCGCCGTCAGGTCTTGGCAGCTACCGGCAAGGACATCATGCCCGGATTGGAGAAGGCGGAACCCTCCCTGATGAACGTGGCGGAGTATTTTTCCCATCTTTCCCAGAGCGCGTTTTACCAGGGCGCACAGCAGTACGGCCTGAATGATGCGGCCATGCGTCACGTCCAATTCATGGATGCCGCATTAGTCCAGGCGAAATATCTTAACGACATGGGTGCCGGCTTTGCGAAGTGGGCGGACACGGAAGCGGGCCACGCCTGGCAGAAAGATGGTGGAACCCTGGCCGGACTGCTGCGGGAAACAGGGCACGAGCTGGCGGACCTGTACACCTCCAGCCGCATCACGGCCGAGAACGTGGCGGCAGTGGAAGAGGCCCGGAGGTATCGGAGGGCCAACGGCGCCCGGACCGTGGAAGACATCCGGGAGGAACTGGAGGCGGCTGAACAGGAAACTCCTTCCGTCACACCGGAATCTGAACTGGAAGCCCAGCAGCCGCAGGAGATTCCAGCAGAAGAGAGCGTGACCGGAGAAGCCATCCCGGCGGAAGCCAACGAAGAGGTGCCCGATGCAGACCCGGAGAGCGGGCAGTTCATTCCCCCTCCCGGGAGCGTGATTGAAACCGACCCTGAAGGCAAGGGCCGCGGACTGGAAGGCGGTCGGTATGCGGAGGACGGGGTGGAAGGTTCCGTGATCGGCATGGTTCCTTTCAGCGCATTGGAGTTTACTGAACTGCCCTATGCCGGCTATATGGCGGCCGATGGTATGGCTGAAGTGCTGCGGCACTCGGACGCGCGCATGGAAGTGATCATGGGGGGTGCCCTGCTGCGGCAGGAGCAACGGTCCATGAAGGTGCGCGTGTGGAATGCGGACGCCACCCATAACGAAGCCTGGGCCCGCGGCCGCGCTCTGGAACAGATGGTGCTTGCCGGCCTGGCGTCGAAGGCTTTTTCTGTCCGGGACTACCTGGAGTATTACCGCCACCTGTACCCGGCCGGACTGCCGGACAGGTCCGCCCTGGGGAAACTGGGCAAGAAGGCCCAGCAGGCCGTGACGATTCTGGAAAAGGCGGCTCCGGATTTAGTGGAGGACGTTCTTTCCGGCACCGTGTCCGCAGCGGATGCCTACGCTGCCGTAGAGACGGCCGCCACACAGGACGGGCAGCGGTTCTTCATCAACCAGAAGGCCGCCGACAGGAAGGCGAGCCTGGAGTACCTGACCGCCCTGACGCGGGCCTGGGAGGCCACGCCCGGCGCCGATGCCGGCACCTTGCAGCACCAAGCCCGCTACACCGTGGCCGCCCGCAAGGAGATTCGCAAGGCTGTCTCCCGTCTCCGGGACGTGAGGGGCGAGAAACCCCGTGCCGTCGCCCAGCGGGAGCTCGGCATCGATCTGCCCACGGCGGAGGCGGTGGCCGACGCGATTACGAGGCTGGGGCTGCTGGATGCTTCCTTTGATGCTTTCGAGTCTGATTTGGACGTCCCCGGCCGTGCGGCGGAGTGGGACGGGAAGAGTCCGGTCAGTATCGTGGGGGATTTTATGAAGGCACGGGAAGAGGTGAAGCAGATGGATGCCGCCCAGAAGGCGGCCGAATCCCTGGACAAAGATGCAGCCTTGTTGGAGCAGGCCCGCCAATACCAGTTGCCGGAACCCAGGAAGTGGATGAAGCCGCGCGCCGTGCCTCTGGCCGGAGTCCAAGCGCAGGAAGCGGTGGTCAAGGCGCTGGAATTGTTTGCGAGCAAGGATTCGACGCGGCCAGCCCTCAATATGGTACTGCACGAAGTCAAGGACGGCCGGGAATGGTACGTGGCTACGGACGGGCGCCGCCTTGCCGCAGTCAGCCGTATTGCTTCCGATGCGGAGGACGGGACAAGAGAACTTCTTGGCAAGGCGTCCATGCCTTCCTCTCTGGCGGAGAAATATCCTGAATGGAGGCAGGTAGTGCCCCGGAGGAATGCGCCGGGTACGCGGGCCGATCTGGTGGATCTGGCCCGGTTTAGCTTCCTGGAAGATGCCAGGAGCGGAAAGGACGAGTTCGATAAGCCCACGTTTCGCACGCGGGACGGGGGACGGCGCATTGGGCTGGCCAATCACGGGAAGATCGCCGTGCTGAATCCGGAATATTTTGCGTCCCTGTTGAAGCAAGTCAAGAAGCTGAACCGGGAACTGGGAATGCCCACCCAGGCGGAAGTGACTTGCCCGGCTGATCCTCACCATGCAGTGCGCTTTGATCTAGGCGCCGGAGACTGGACGATTACCAGTGTGTTGATGACGGTGCGAGACCCCGAAGAAAGCCTGCTGCCAGAAGATATTATCCTGAACGCCTACGGGGAACAGGCAAGCACCCGGGAAGCTCAACCGGACACCCGGGAAGAACAGCAGGCCCAGCCTGCCGATGAACAGAAGCGGGAAGCCTCCCATCCGAAGACGGAAGGAGCGGAAGAGAAGACGACCCCCGACAAGCTGGAGGATGCGGGACGCAAGATACTGGCGCACAAGGATAATTACACCCAGGGTTATACTTCTCCCCTCAAGGCCGGGCTGCCGGAGGATGCCTCTGCCGTGACAGTTTCCAAGTATTTCCCCGTCCCAAATTACGAGAAGCTGATCAATGAGGGCATGAGCCAGGATGCCGTGGTGGCTCTGTGCCTGGTGCGGGATTCCATTCCGGACAAACCGCGGGGGTGGAGGGCCAGCAGCGGGTACATGACTCAATGGATGCAGGCATTTCAGACGGCCCGCCAGCTTTCCGCAGATCTGCTGGAAGGACGGATAGAGGCGGCGGAGATTCTTTCCCGGCTCCGGGAAAACGACATGAGCCACCGCGTAGCGATTTACACGGGGGTAGGTTATCCGCTGTGCCTCAAGGCCAGGGGGTTCACCATCCGCGAAAGCGTGTTTTGGTCCCGCGAAACGGATACGCGGGAGAAGGGCTGGGGGCTGTCCCATGAAGCCGACAAGAGGGGGTTTGTTTCTTCCGGCAAGAAACATGTGCCGGACAACCTGCGTTTCAAGAAGTACGATACGGTGGAAGAAGCCATTAGCGACTTGCGCCTGCTGCTGTCTCTCCAGAGCAAGAGGGACGAAGAGTCGCAAAATAATGGGAAGAAGGGAAAGAAGCCGGTCAAGCTCGATGTGGGCAGGTATTCCAGGGGAGCCAGGGCCGGCGAAGTAGTGATTTACAAAAGGCTTACAGGCGGGGTTCATGTCGTGCTGAAGGGAGGATTCAAGGATTTCCAGGAGGCCAGGGAGTACCGGGAAGCGCATCTGGATGAGTTGGCCGCCAAGCTGAAGCGCATTTCTTCCGAACCGGATATTTTCCCGGTGGTTTCCGCCGAACGCGTGGGTGAGGATTACCGCGGCGGCAAGGACGTGGATAACGCCATGTTTATGGAGACCTTCGGGATTAACGGCATCACGTACGGCAACTGGGTGGCCGGGCCGGAACGCCAGGCGAAGCTCAACGCCACGTATGACGCTTTCATGGACCTGTCCAATTTGCTGGGCGTTCCTCCGCGGGTGATTTCCCTGAACGGGGAATTGGGCATCCAGTTTGGAGCCAGCGGCCGCGGCAGCGCCATGGCTCATTACAGACTGGATGACGTGAGCATCAACCTGACCCGCAAGCTTGGCAGCGGTTCCCTGGCCCACGAGTGGTTCCACGCATTGGACAATTATTTCCAGCGCCGGGCAGGCAGGGCGTTGGAGATGTCTTCCGATCATATCCGTTCCGGCACCGATGCCATGGGGATGAACGACCAGGCGGCAGAGGCGTTTATTGATCTGGTCCGGTCCATCCGCAACAGCGATTACAAGACGCGCAGCGGCCGCATGCCTGGGAAGCCGGGGTACTGGGATTCCACCACCGAATTGATGGCCCGCGCCTTCCAGGTGTACGTCGTGAAGAAGATGGAGGCTGAGGAACTGGTTAATGAGTACCTGTCCAATTACTCGACGGAAGAGGCCTATGATGCCAAGGATGAAGAGTACAAGGAGGCGATTTCCGAGAGCCGCTATCCCTATCCTACGGCCAGGGAAATGGAGAAGTTCGCCCCGAAGTTCGATGCGTTCCTCCAATCCCTGACGCACACCAGACAGGAGAACGGGAATTACGTAACCTTTTCCGTGACGGATGCGGAAGATATGGGCGCCCCTGCCGAGACTACATTTTCAGTCGCCGCCTTGGACGGGAACGGCACGGTGTTAAGGCCGGAAGCTTTCATCGCCCGTCCCGACGGGAACCCGGACTGGTTCACGATTCCCAAGCGCAGGGGACAGGCTGCCATGCCGGTGCGGCTGTTGGCAGGCAAAGACATGGGAGAACATAAGGGTTACGGCCTGACGCACATTGCAGCGTCCAGAGATTTGGATGGGCTGTGGGCGCGTACATCTCCTGAAAAATACTTGTCCAGCATTCTGGCGAACGCCAGCGAGCTGTATTTACAGGGAGACAGAGAAATATTAGTGAAGGGCAAAAATCCTTCCTCGTGGATGGTGTTGCAGCTAGTGAAGGAGGATGGGTATTACTCCATTGTTACCGCACATCCTGTGAATAATCCAAATAAGAAACCTCAAGGAAAGAGGATCCCCTTTGATGGGCGGTTCTCATCAACACCGGGAAAAGAGGCTACCGGGGTCTGGGGGCTCGAAGAGAAATACTCTTCTGGCGGGTTGCCCTCGAAGGGCGGCGCTCTTGACAAAGCCTCTCAAGAAGCGATGACCGCAGACAGGGGATATGCCTTCTCCTTACCACCTGGGGCGCATGTTGTCAATATCAATGACGTAAGGCTGCGCTTTGATGACGGGCGCCAGATGCACGCGGGGGCGCCCGTGTCCACGATGTCCCTCGCCCTGATGGATGATGGGCTGGACACCGCCCCGCACCTGAAGGAGCGGGTGGTACAGCAGCTGATCGGCGACGTGCGCACGGCAGTGCGGCGGTTCAACCGCGTGTTTGCCGGGAACACAGGTGTGGAAACCGCGGCGCGTGAACTGGGACAGGCCCAGGCATTGCTTGGCATGATCAACAAGTACGCAGCCAAAGGCTACCGCCCGCGTCTGGCCGCCCAAATGCGCTACGTGGAAGTGTATGCCCGGATGCTGGAGAGTGGGCGCATCATCTCTTACGGCAAGCTGAATGCCCAGGAACTGGAATCCCTGAAGGAAGACCTGGGAGCGGACCTTGCCGATACCGTGGATGTTTCCGCCCTTGGTTCTGCCTGGGAGATGGCCGCCGGCATGGAGGTGGAAGGGGAACTGAAGAACGAACGGACGCTACGGGACCAGGAGAAGAAGGCCCGCCAGGAGGTGCGCGATACACTGGTGAGGGATTATGCCGGCCGCAAGCTGGACGAGGTGGTACGCGATATGCTGAACCAGGGCGCGGCCCAGTTGGAAAAGCAGCTCAAGGATGAAGAGATTGCCCGCATCGGTAGCCTGCTGGATTTCCTCCGTCCGCGCAAAGACCCGAAGACCGGCAAGCTGAAGAAGGGCCTCATGAATGCCGACGCCTACAGGAGAGTGGCGCGGATTACCCGCATGATGGAGGCCACACCGGAAGAGAAGTCTGCGCAGATGGAAGCCATCAATAACCGCTTGGCACCCCATGGTGAGGGCGATAAAGCTGTGACTCTGGAGGAAGCCGAACTGGACCGGTTGTCCCTGGAACTGCTGGACTGGTCCGTTTATGGGGCGCTGGAGAGCATGAGTCTGGATGCCGTCCGGGCAGCCGGGGAAAGCCTCCGGGAGTTGGTTCTGGTGGAAAGGAACGCGTGGGAATCCAAACTGGAAGACGAGAAGAAGCGCCTCAAGAGGGTGGCCCAGGATGCCGTGCGCGCCATGGGGGAAGCGGATGCTACGGAAATGCGCATGATGTCCGAAGCTGATTTGAAGACACGGCGCCTGTTCAGCATGATGGCGGAGAACGTGATGAGCTTTTCCCAGGCCATGTATGCCATGAGTGGCATGCCCGGCATGAAAGGGATTGCCGAGGAAACACTGGATGCCCTGTCCAATGGACATATTGAGTTGACCGCCAAAGAAAGAGAAATCAACAATCAGTTGGAGAAGTTCCTGAAAGATGAACTGGGGTTGACCACGGAGCGCCAAAGAGCCGACTTTATTCAGGGTCTTAAAAGGACGCGCCGGACCACCATCGTGCGCAAGAAGGTGGCAACACACTCTCTTGATCTGACGGTGGAGGAAGCCCAGCGCTGGCTATCCATGAGCAAGGAGGAACGGCAGGTAGAGCGGGACCGCCTGCAGGAAGAAGCGGAAAACAAGGGGTGGCCCACGGAGGATATTGTGGAAGAGGATGATTTGCTGCCGCTCAAGGACGCCCTTTATGCCGCGCTGAATCCTCCGCCGCGCATCGACGGAAAGAAAGGAAAGAAGCGCAGCCGCGTGCAGGTGAGCCGGGAATACCTCAAGAAGCAGAAGCCTATCATAGCCAGCGCGGACCAAATGCTCAATGCCATCCTTACTTATGAGCAGCCTTTTTACGAAGAGAATGCACGCATCAACGGCTACACGTCGGAAGTGTTGGACGCCCTGCGCCGTGAGGTGGGCGCCGACGCGCTGGCCTACGGCTACAAGATGCGCGGTCTTCTTTCAGAAAGCGGGGTTGCCGAAGAGTTTGAGCGGCGAGAAGGGGTTCCCTTCCCCCTGCAGGAAAATTACTGGCCGGGCAGATTCAGGGATTCTTCCCGCATCAACCAGGATCGGGACGCCATGGACGCAGAGAGGGGGACCGGCACCCGGTACGGGATGCTGATTCAGCGCGTGAGTCACAGGGACGAGGTGAATTTGAGCATGGGGGCGAGCAATGTGTTCCTTTCTGCTTGTGCCCAGCAGAATAATTACCTAATCATGGGCAGGATGACGGCCAAGTGGCGCCGCCTGCTGGCTGATCGGAAGTTTGCCAATGCCTTGAACCAGAAGCTTGGCGACAACAGGTTCCAGGCGATCAAGCAGATGCTGGACTTGCTGGACGGCGCCGGAGTGGTGGAAGCGGTGACGCAGCGTTCCCTGTCCAGTCTGGTGAGCATGTGCCAGAGTGCCCATGCCGTGAGCGTGCTGTCTCTTGCCTTGACGACGATTGCCAAGCAGCCTTCCGCCCTGATGCACGCATCGGCATTCAAAAGTCCGGCCAGGGTTATTAAGCAACTGATTCTGGACAGGATGGGACGCGGGAAAATCAGGTACAGGGATATGTTGCATCTGTCTGCCTTCCAGGCCCGCTACCGGGATGACAGGCAGTTTGCGGAGCTGATGCGCAAGGGGTCGGATGCCACCTGGACACGCTTGGCCAGCCTGTCCCGTTTCGGGATGTCCGCCATTGAACACATGGATGTGTGGTCCAACTGCGCCAGCATGACCGCGCTGTATAACCTGACTTGGCAGGACCTGGAAGCCAACAACCGGGGAGCCGCAGAGCCCATGACGGAAGAGCAGATGAGGGAGATTTGCGAGCAGACCGTGAAGAATGCCCTGGAGCTTGTCGGACAGCCCCAGCGGCTGACGCAACGTTCCATGATGGCAGCCTTGGGGAAGAATAACATCTGGGTGAAGACGAGCGCCTACATGGGCAGCGAAATGCTCAACAAGGTGGGCATGGCCGTAGCTATTGGAGAGAAATCCCGGGCAGAAGGAGAAAGTGCTGTCAAGAGGCTTGGCAAAAAGCTGCTGTGGATTTCCACGATGTCCAGTGTTGAACAGGTTATTTTGATGCTGCTGGATTTAATGCGTGGGAATGGGCCGGATGATGACGAGTTGCCGGAATGGCTGGTTTACAACGCCATCACCGGGTTGTCCGGCCTTGGACTGCTCAATACCCTTCCCATCCTGGGGCCGACGCTGGAAGAGGCAAGCAGTCAGCTCAACAAGCTGATCACCGGCAACGGCAAGAGCTTTATCAAGACAGGGCTACTGGATGACATGCTGTTCAACCTTCGCGGCTGGATGCGCTGCGTCAAGAAGTTCGGGAATGCGGACAAGTTGAGCGGGGAGGAAATGGCCTTGGCGATTGCCGATACTATCCGCCTTGGGGCGGCAGGCACCGGACTTGGCCGCGGCGTCAACAGCACGATGCAGTTGACCAGCACGTTGAGCGGCATTCTTCAGTCTTGTTCCGCTGTTGGTAATATGGTGCGCCCCTTCCTTCAGCGCACTATCAACGAGGAAAAACAGGAGAAGAAGGAGCGAAAGGAAAGGACGCGGAGATGGTGACTGTTAATTACTGTATATTGCTCAACAGTTCTCTAATTCTGCTAAGAGTGAAATCAATGTTATTAAGACCAGTTGATATTTTATCAGTATCGCGGTTTGTTCTTTGCAGATTTTCTCCAATTTCAAAAAACTGGAAAGCTATAGTGCCTAATGAAGCAGATACTATAAAACCGAACAGATAGAGTGCTATGATATGGATTTTTTTCATGATGGTATAATATTGCTTACGGTTCCAGCCACAAATCTCGGAGTTGCCCCTTCTCCCGCTTCAGACAAATTAATTTACATTAACTGCTACTGTTTCTTGCTCTAATTGCCAAGCTCCTCCACTACAGAAACCAAGGAATGGTAAGAGAAAAATACAACCGCCGACAATGTCAAGAACACCTGTAGTAGAAAGCTCGCTGTCAACAACAGCTACACCGTTTTTGTTTCCTAATTTTGCGGTAACGGCGGCAGATTTGTTCTTTTTCAAGGTAGCGGTGACAATTCCTTTACCTACTGGTTCACCATTGACGAAGATAGTAGCATTAGGATCATTTGCTACTATCTTAACAGTTTGCTTGCCAGATGAAAATAAAGAGCATGATACAAGAGAAAACACCATGACAGACGCTGTGAGAGAGTGAATGATTTTGTTCATAAAGTGATAGGCTTTTTATTCTTCTAATAGTTGTTCTGGGAAATTAGCTTATTGCCTAAAGAAAAACAACAAAAAAGCCCCTGGCCCGAAGGCCAAGGGGCGAAGCAATCTAACGTAAAGTGAGCAAATAATGACTTCTCCGTCGGAAAATGCAAGCCTTAAATCATTATTTCGTGATAATTTTATATAACTATGCACCGAATAAGGTGCATAGTTATATCCTGCTCCAATTCGTCAAGGTTGTTACATAGATGCCTGATATACGTCCTCCATCCATTGGTACAATGTCTTTGTACTCCGGATTGATCGGTTTGAGAACATATTCCAGCTTGCCGGTTTCCGGATTTTTACGGCGTCCCAGTTTTTTGAGAGTGACGCCTCGTTCGTCATTGTACTCCACGATTGTTCCTGCTTTGGGAATGGGGGGAACGGTATATTTCTTCACCACGATAAGAGAACCGTCCATGATTCTAGGCTCCATGGATTTCCCGTTGACCCGCAACACGTATTCTCCTTTTCCGAGCGGCCTGTCTGTACGGATCATAAAAGGTATCGTATCTCCTTCTTCCAAATTGCCTGCTGCAATATTACCGATGACCTCCGCCTCTTGAGCAGGCACAGGATTTACTGTGCGAAAATAGCTCTGATGACCGCTTTCCTCTTTCTCTCTAAGGTCGATTTGGGGCCGGTCGGCACACCATTTTACGGTTAGAGAGCAGTACTCGGAAAGTTTCATTCCACGGCGGTAAGCTTCCTGCTCGGCCTTGTGAAGGGTAGTCATGTCCATTTCCACCGGAAGACGAAACTTTGTGTCCGTTTCAGCTTTATGAAGGTATTCGGGGCCGTACTCCTTCTTTCCTGTAGTCTTGAAAATGAGAGTTTGAATAGTCAATTGAGCCTTAAAAGGAACCCCCCGATCTGACGACAACCATGTATCCACCGTTGCCTTACTGACACCACACTCCTTTGCAAGCCATGCCCGTTCAAGATTGTTCTCCCTCATCCAGTTTTTAATCTCATCTTTAGTTACCCTCATGTCTTGATATTATGCGATTATTGCAAATTGTCAACACATAAATAAGACAACAGTTTGACGCTTCCGCAGAATCATCTTGACCGCTCTGTGCGGAAAGCGCAAATTGACCCCATGCGGACAAAGCCATCACAGACCAGATTTCCCCGAAGCATCCTGCTATCCTCGGTATGGCATGGCAGTATGCAGATGCAACGTAGCGTCAAGCCATTCTTCCGTCGTCAACCCCCGTCTTGCCGCCTCAATCTGGATAAGCCGGTAACGCTCGTTGGAGACCCTGATATGGACGTCTGTTTCCCTGTATACTTTGGCGTAGTGGCTATCAATAAGGTTGTCCAGCAGCCGTTGCTTGTCAGCGGGAATGGGAACCGTAGACAGCCATTTGTCTATCATGCCCTTTTTGACAGCACAGCGGTGTGCCAGTTCTTCGCGAGTCATGCGGGTATCCCGCAAGAAAACCCTGATTTTAGCCTTGAGGTCATCCATGCGTGCATTTTTCGCATACAGGAAATCTTGGCAAGGCTTTTCTTGGATATTTTCGCCAACGGGAAATATTTATTGACTTTTGTTAGAGATAGAGGAAAAAATGTTTTCGCAATCCAATAAAAAACCAAGTTATGAAGATAACAACCCAACACCACCATATACCTGGCTATGAAAGAGCCTTAGTCCGCGTCCTGTGTTTTGCGCGGAGATCGAGAGCCCTGTTCCCCTGCCATGTGAGCCACCTGCACCGCCCATTTGGCAATACCGTCCGCCGTAGGTTCAAATCCGCTTTGCGCAGCCCAGGCAGCAAATTGACCGTAGGTTTCAGCGTCCAGTTTCAGAACAAGGTCCAGGGCACCACGGCATTCACCAGTCACGCCTGGAGACAATGGCTCCATCAGCTTTTTAATCAACTCCGCTTTGGCAGGAGGAATTTTACCAGCAGTAGAAAGCCATGCGTCCACAGTTCGTTTGTCAACAAAAAGCTGATCTGCTAACCACTTCCTGCTTTTCCCGGTCACTTTGAGCCATTCCTGAATCTCCTGCTTTAGGGCGTCCATGCCCTTAACAATACGAGATTTTTAGTAATCTGCAAGTCCTTTTTGCGAGTGTTATACAAAATATTTTGAAAATATCGTTGACAGATACATTTTTTTTCGTAATACAGAAACCAGAAACACGATTTACAACCATGATCGAAATCAAAATCCCCATCGAAAAAATTGCCGAAGACAAGGCGGCAAGCAAAGCACTCATCCAAGAGTGCGTTGAATCCGGGAAGGCTCCGGAAGACGCCTTCCTTGACATTCTCAAAAGGCGCGGGCTTCCCCAAGCCCGGAAGAAGAATCCCCAACCCAAGAAGCCCGCGGCCTAATGGATGACGCCCTGATTGAAGAATTTATCCGGCTCGGCTGGCATAAGCTTTAAACCATTATCACCCAATGCCTAAACGATTACCAATCACTGACCGAAGGGAATGGTACTGCCCCAAGGATATTGAGGATGTGTACGGAATCTCCCGCGAATCCCTGCGGCGGATTATGGAGGATGCGAAAGAGCAAGACATGCCCATCAAGACAACAGTCCTCAAGTTCCGCAATGGCTCTATGACTACCCGCAAACGCCCGTTCGTCAGGATCCAGAAGAAGAGCCTGGAAGCGTACTTGGAAGCCCACCCCGGAGAAATTGAAGTATGAAGATTTTCTCCCGACTTTCTCGCTCCACAAGCTTTTGACGGTTTACCAAAACCGTCCCGCCCCTCGCGGTTCGAGGGATAAAACCAATAGAAAAATACATAATACAATGAACACAAGTAATATTGATACTGCATTAAACCCAATTCAAGCAAAGCCCTTTGATACGGGCGACAGGGTGATGTTAAATTCCCAGCTTATCATCACCATGCCTAATCGCGGCAGAACTTATCGTTTTTCCCCAGAGGACGAATTTGTTGTGGTACGGCGCAAGGACGAGAGAAATTTCTATGTCGCCTTCATTAAGGCTCCCTGGTTGGGCGTTTTTGAACTGGATGACGAAGCCTTCACCTTGGCTGATGAAGACTGATATTCCTTCGCGCCTCCATCTGGGGCGCGTCGATTGAACCTGAAAAATCAGTAATAGTTAATTGATAATAAACAAGAATAGAAAGAATACGATTATGATCGCTACGAATACGACTACAGCACTACTGACAAATGCAGAACCCCTCTCCCGCGGCAACGGGAAAGGGGCCGATGTTGTGAATAATGGCAAGACGGCTAATCCTATCATTGCTCACAAGCCAGTAAGTACGACAGACAGGAAGTCCTGTCAACTGGCAAAGGCTGCCAAGACAGCCAAGACAGTCAAGAAGCCTGCCGCCCCGAGGAAGAAACGGTACGATGAAGAGGATTTGATAGCCTTCGGAGAGAATGCTTGCATGCTCCGGGGCGCTGCAGAAGCCATTCTGGACATGTTCCACTCCTTGTTTTATGCCGATGACGGCCAGGAAGAGGTTGTCAATGGCGTGAAAGAAGCCTTCGAGGATGCTGCCATCCTTCTGGAAAATGCGGCGGATGCGTTTGAAGAGGAAATCCCCCTCAAGGTTTTAGACAAGAGGCGGAAGACCTTATTTGCTCTAGCAGAAATTGACGATGATGATATGAGTGCCCTTGCTGCGTTCACTGCCATCAATAGCGGCGGCTTCCGATGGGAGGAAGGAAGAGTTTGCATGAAGCAGACACGTTATCTCATGGCGACGGAACTGCTTGGCCGCGCTCTGGAAAGTGCCAAGAAGTCCTTCTACCTCGCTGAAGACGCAACCTCCAATCCCGCCCTTGCCGCAACGCTTGCTTCCATGAAAGGAGGGGCGAAGTAATGAAGGTGAGACGACAAAAAATCACCATTGACCTTGCCCCCGGCATCCTTGGAATCTTGAAGGCGAAGGCTGCCAAGGCGGGGAAAACCCCGGAAGAGTTCATTTCCGACATTCTCACCAAGGGCGTACACTTGGCATTGGAAGAAGCATTGATCGGGAAAGGAGGACCCAGGTAATGAAGATTGTTACCTTGAAAATCCCCATCTCTCAATCCATGTATGATACCGCTACGTTCGCAATAGAGAATGGGTTGGCCAGAAGTGAGGAAGAATTTCTAGCTTGCGTTGCTCTCAAAGGTATTTTCTCTGACTTTTTTGAAGATAGGCAACTCAACCTGGACTTAAAAGGCTATTTGGATGAGGCGGTTAAAAACCTCTACACCAGGGAAATCGCCAGAAAACGTCGGCAACACTCTAAAAGAAGGAGGGCTCAATGATTGGTCTCCGTACTTTCGAGGACGTTCACGGGAATAATCTCATTGAGCACCCGCTTATTCAATTCCCTCCCCAGCGTCTGGGAAAAGCCGATGCTCCGCCAGAGGGATGGATAGCTACCCGTGACTTGAGTAAACAACTGGGATGCTCTCCGGCTTCCGTTCGGCATGCCCTGCACAACAGGTACGCCCGATATGTCCATGTCCGGAAAGGTGGCCTGTACTGGCATCATGAGGACGTGGGCAGGTTCCTGGAGGATTACGCCCCGGAAGCCAAGCGGATTCCTGCCGGGTTTGTCAGCATTACAGATGCCTGTCGCTTGCTTGGAACCGTTCGCAGCTACATCTACAGGCTTGCCAAGAGAGGCAGGGTCCAGGAGTTCAAATGCCGCATGAGGACCGCCCGCGGGTGCCGCCTCCGGTGTTTTTACAAACGAAGCGACCTCGAACGCATTCTGTCTGGAAAGGCAGAAAAGGAAAGGAGGACCGCATGACACCTCAACAGGAAACAGACGTTCTTCTGGAAGTTTATGAAAAGCTTTTCTTACAGGAAAGCAATCTGGTCAAACTTCTTGAAAACCATTCGGGCGACCTTGTTGAACGAGACCGGATAAGGTCCATCATGCGGAGGCTGAAACGGCTACGTGGTGATACCTACGGCTTGGTCACGCAGAGGTGGCTTAATGCAAAACTTCATGGAAAGGAGGCTAGTAATGACGCCTGACGGTTTTAGTTCTCGCCCCGTATGGGACGGCGAAGAATGGAGACGGTTGGATTTTGGCGATCTCACGCCAAGACAGGAAGAACACCGCTGCATTCAGGAGCTTTGCCGCATCAAGGGGGAACTGGGGCGTACAGGCCGCTACGGCGTGTATTTTGACCTCACAGGCCCGGAAATAGAGTTTTGGGTAGAAGAGTTCGGCAAGCCGGATTTCCTACTCCATATCAAACACCAGGACGCCGGCACGGTGCTGGATTACGTCCGCGAGAGGTGTGAACAATTAAAACTGACTTAAACCATGGATTATATTAAACAAGTTGTGTTACTTGCCGAAACGGTAGGAATAACTGAAGAAGAATTAGATGCTATTGTTTCTCATTTTCTTATAGACTCTTCTTCCCAACTAACACAAAAATCTGCTGAGGTTATATATAAAAATCCGGATCCATATTTTAACTGGGTTTTGTATGGACTCCGTTCACGAGAACCTTCGTGTTCATGGGATCATGCAATACAATTTTTGGACAAACTAAGTGCAGGAATAATTGTCGAGGTGGTTCGATGTTCTGAATGTGTTTACGGACGAAGACAATCTTCCGATAAAATGTTTAGAGCATGTTCTTTAATCGACAGATGGGAAAGACCAAATCACTTCTGCGCTAAAGGAAAAATTGAAGATAAATAAAATATGGAATATATTAACGTTCCATTATATGTTGCCCGCTCCAGTGAGTATGTCGGCGCCGAACCTGTTCAACGAGCCACTTGGTTTTCACTGATGGCTTGGTCTTGCGACCAGGAAAACATGGGGCGTATTACCGGGGCCCGGTCCTGGGGAGATCGTCGCTGGATGCAGACATGCGGAGTCATGGCTTCCGAAGTGGCGGAGTCCTGCGGCCTTTTCCGCTGGGACGGGGACGACCTTGTCATTTCTTTTTACCCTGCCGACGCTCAAAGAGAGATTGAGCGCAAAAGGGAAATCGCACGTGCCAACGGACGGAAGGGAGGCCGGAAACCAAGCTCGGAACCTATTCCGGAAACCAACGTTGGTTCCAACGTAGGAAACCAACCTCGGATAGCAAATGACGCTCCGCCGGAAAGCGAAAAGAAAGGAAAAGAAAAGGAAAGAAAGGAAAGAGAAGTGGAAGAAAATAATCCATCCCCCTCTATCCCCCCTCCGTGCACAGTGGAAGAAGTCGAAGCCCATCTTCGGTCTGCGGCTTTTGCGGGCAGGGTGCGTTTAGTTCCTGACCAGATTCCGGATTGTGCAACGGCATATCTCGCCAAGCGGGACCTGACAGATTGGAAACGCGGAGAAATCCCAATCACTGCGGTCAAATGGAAATCTGACGCCATCAATTTTGCCGTCAGTTACGCCTCCAATCATCCGCTACCCCCTGGAAACAGAGATAGAGACCCATTCCCTGATAGCGCTGACCTTGGAAGACAATTCTAACAACAAACATTCAATATTTTATGCAACTTACAGAAACACAACTCAACGCCGAGAAGACCGTTCTTGGCAACTGCATTTACAGCGTCGACAAGGTGGGCACCCTGATCGACCAAGGCTTCACGAAAGACCATTTTGCCCTTCCGGCGCACCAGAAGGTATGGAGTGCCTTTGAGGCTCTGTCCAGGACTCCGGAGATGTGCAATATCACCGGATTGATTCAGCACCTGGAAACTGCCGGGGAACTTGAATCCGTAGGAGGCCATATTGGATTGGTCGAGCTATCCACCAACTATGCCTACCACTACAAGTTCGAGTCCTCCGTGACGATTCTGGCAGCGTCCAAAAAGAAACGCGACATGGCAGCCCTGTTCATCTCCGGCTTGGAAAAGCTTCAGGATTTGACATCCACCGCGGAAGAGGCTCTGGCGGAAGCTGAAAAGCTCATGTCCTCCATGCGGGAGACCTGCGGAGTAAAAGCCGTGGTCAACATCAGTGACGGCATCCATCAGGTGATTGAGAACATGGAATACCGCATCAAGCACCCCGGCCAGGTGAAGGGGATTCCTACCGGCTACCAGAAGCTGGACCGCGTTTTGGACGGACTGCAAGATACCGCCATGATCGTCATCGGAGCCCGGCCCGCCGTGGGCAAGACTTCGTTCATGACCAATATCCTGCTCAATATCGCCAATTCGGGAACCCCGGTAGGCATGTTTTCCCTGGAGATGTCCAAGGTGCAGATTTTGGAGCGCATCATGTTCGGACAGTCCGGCATCGATCCTATGGCTTTGCGGCGTGGGCAGAAGCTGACCACCTACCAGCAGGGCGCTTTCACTGGTGCTGTCCGCCGGATAAAAGGGATTTCTTTCTTCGTGGATGACCGCCCCGCCTTAAGGATTGACCAGATCCAGGCGACCGCCCGGCGTATGGTGGCAGACCATGGCGTGAGGTGTATCGGCGTGGACTACCTGCAGCTTGCCAATCCTTCCAGCCGCGGCGCTTCCCGGGAACGGGAGGTATCGGAGATTTCCGCCGGCCTCAAAGCCCTGGCCAAGGAGCTAAATATTCCGGTGATTGTCCTGGCACAGTTAAACCGGGAAGTGGAGAAGCGGGCAGGAAAAGACGCTGGGGTTCCCCGTGTGTCTGACTTGAGGGATTCCGGATCCATCGAACAGGATGCCGACCAGATCATGCTGCTCTACAGGCCCTCTGCCAGTGATCGGGATGCCGACCCGAAGGAGGCGAAGGTCATCATCGGCAAGAACCGTCACGGAAGCACCGGTTACATTGACCTGAAATGGGATGCTGCCGCCACTACCTACAGGGAAGTTTAATGCCATGAAAATAGCCTCATTATCCGCATTGGAGTTATTGAACGATGTGAGCATTTGCTGCACCGGAGAGCGCATCCTAGCTTCACAGGTGGCCGTCCTGACGACGGTTGCCCGGTTCCCTGGGGCTACATCCGGAATGATTGCCAACCACGTCAGAATCAGCCTTCCCTCCGCGGGAAGGCTTCTTGGCTATCTCATCAACAGCGGAGACGTGACCGTGTTCCGCAAACCCATCACCAACGGACAGGTGCGCCGAAAGTTCTACGTCACTCCCCAAGGAGTCAAGACGACGGACAGACTACTTCGGCACCTGGGATGGAGCCAACGGGGCAAATTTTGCGTTGTCCCGGTTCAGAGTTCACCTACAGAGATTTTTAAGTTATAGTTTAACCATGAAAGATTTGACGGAGAAACAGAAGACATTTGTCCGCGGCGTGTTTGAAGGATTGAGCCAGCGGGAGGCTTACAAGAAAGCCTACGATTGCAGCACGAAAAAAGACAAGACCGTGGATGCTCTGGCAAGCCGCTTGCTAAGTAATGTTAAGGTGAAGGAGTACTTGGAAGAGCTGAACAAAGAGGTGGAAAGCCCGCTTATCCTGACCAAACAACAGCGGATGATCTGGCTTTCCCGCGTGGTTACAACACCGCTTCATGAGGTAGATGACGATTCCGATTTGTGCCAAGAGCATTCTGTAACGACAGGAGAGAATAGCTCAACGGAGAGAATCAAGATGCCCTCCAAGCTGGGCGCCATTGCCGAGCTCAACAAGATGACCGGAGCCTATGCACCGGAGAAAGTGGAGACCAAAGTTGAGCATTCTTTCAGCTCGCTTCTCAAGGGGCTTCCTGTTGCTCCTTTGGTTCCGCCCCCGGCGGGGTCATAGCTTCCGCCAGCTTCTCAAGGGCTGCCCGTCGCTGCTCGTCATCTGGACGGATGTAGAGCTGGTGAACCGCTTCGGAGTCATGGCCCACTACTTCACGGGCAAGGGCCGCGTCCACGCCGGCGGCATGCAGTAGGGTTGCTGCCGTAGCCCGTAGGCAGTGGAACGTTTTTGGAGAGACAGAACGGGCGCGGGCTCCTTTGATGGATTCCAGCTTGGTGACAATGCCTGCGTATTCCAGTTCCTTCCGGAATTGCTGGGAGACACCACCGGCTCCATTCCGGCTGTACTTATTTGCGATAACAGGGTGCACATATCCTTCTGTGGGACATAAAGACGCGAGGTGCTGGCGGAGGGGCGCCACGATGGGGATTCGCATAGGGCGCCCCGTCTTGGCTGTTTTGAGGGCAATGATGCCCTGTTTCATATCAATCTGATCCCAGGTCAGCATTGCCACGTCTCCAAGCCGCTGGCCGCCCATGTAGATACAGCAGATGACCATGCTGCGCCATTCAGGCGGGAGGGTCTGCACCATTCTATGAACCTCTTCCACTGAAAAGGCTTCCTTGTCCACGTCTTCAATAGCGTTGGAGTCAGGAATACTTACCCGGAAGCATGGGTTCTTGTCGATGATTTCACTATCCAGGGCCGCCATGAAGGCTGGTGATAGTGTAGTCATGTATTTTCGCACGGTGCTACGTCTTACCGATTTCAGTTGTGCATTGATGAAGTCTTTGATGTCCGACCTTTTGACCGCCGTAATAGGAAGATCAGCCCGGCGCCCCATATGTTCCAGAAAGAGCTTGATGGCAGTTTTGGAGTTGATGGTCGTCCCTCTTGTTACCTGTCCTTCCCTCGCTTCAATGTAGTTGTTCAGGTAGTCCCGGACGCTGGGTATTTCTGTTTGGTTTTCTCCGGCCAGACTGGCGATAGCAGCCTTGACTTTGGCAGCATGCGTTCCTTCCTTGTCTGCAGCTTCGTACCCGTCCGCAACAACCTGGGCGCGGTAGCGAGCTTGAGAAGGGGTTTCCTTTATTCCATTGATCACAGCCCCTCGAATTGGTACCTTCGTCGACACAAGCCTTTTCCTGTCGCCACTACGCCAGGAGGCGTACCAATACTTCGACGAGTCTCTTTTGAATAGGGATGCCAT